GTATCTTCACAGCTATAGAAACACTTAAAAGTGGCTATTGTTTTGATGATAGATATGGATTCAAACAAAGACGCTTTGATAGGCCGAGAATTTGTATATTTACAAATGTTATGCCTGATTTAACAATGTTATCTAATGACATGTGGCGTTTACATCAGGTAGATGCCTTTAGGCATTTACGGCCTTATGGATGGCATCCAGAGAAAGATGATCATGATGATCTTTCTATAAACAAATCATCTAGTAATGAGTATGATGAAGATGGTATCAGTATTGATGCAGGTTCTCAGACTTCTGATGATTTATTTTTGACTTCTTCGGAAGAATCATTTATGAATTCGAAAGAACTTGATAAAGAGTACGAGAAGATTAAAGCCAAAAAAGCAAAAAGAAAAAAAAGTAAGAAATAAATTATTATCTTTAGATTATAACTTATTCGAAGCCTGTATTGAAACCTGTAAGGGATGTAATCCCGTAAGGTTGATCTGATCTATATGAATAAACTTGCTTTATTTATATAGTCGACCACCCCCAAGTTTTCCGTAGGAAAACCTTGGGTCTATAATCTGATCCAAATAATTGTTGTAGACATTTCATTTTGGTCCAACTGGATTTTTTAGCGAACGATAAAAAACGTATATGCGATATACTGTTCCGGTTGATCCAATCCGTACATAATAATATAGGGAGAATCCCGGAATTATTATAAGGACTTATTTAATAAGGGGTTTTTCAGTATTACAGGGACGAAGGAGCGACTAAAAACCCCCCCCAGGGATAGGTTCCTTCAGTGGTTCTATCCCCCCGAAAGCGAAGTGGGCCTGTGGGATGGAGCGAAGCGGAAGGAGCAGGCCCACGTAGCATTATATATAATTCGAGCAAATACTGGCGGAAGAAGCGAAGCGTATGGAGCCAGTATTTGCGTACTTGATATAAAGACGAGTTTATATAATAAGTTAGAAAATGGCATTTACTAAGTCTGGGAAGTATTATACCGTTGTAAATGGTAAACGAAAGTATAATCGTAAATATGACAAAGAAATATATGTGAGTGCATCCGGTCGAAAGACTGGTGCAACATTTAAGAATGCACAAAAGACGTATAAGAATACGGAAAGGCGTATTCGAAAACAAGGTGGTGAATATGTTCCTTCTTTTGGTAGAACTGCTTTGTCTGGCATTGGAACCGCTGGCGGTGGTGCTCTAGGTGGCTGGATCGGTGGACCCGCTGGGGCCGCGATAGGTGGCCAGATTGGTGGAGCACTTGGTAACGGTTTATCATCGGTCCTTGGACTAGGTGATTATGAAATTAAACAGAATGTCTTTATGGAAGGCCGTTTACCTACTATGATGAATATGCCATCTGGTGGTGGAACCGTAATACGATTCCAAGAATATCTGTCAGATATTTATACTACTGCTGATATTTCTAATCCATCGGCGTTTACAATACAAAATTTTTTGATTAATGCCGCAAATCCAACTACATTTCCATATCTTTCACAAATTGCATCCAATTATGAACAGTATTGCTTTGAAGGTATTCTATTTCAATTTAGATCAACCTCGGCTGATGCATTGAATAGTACTAATACGGCATTAGGTTCAGTCATGTTGGCAACTCAATATGATGTAGCCGATCCTGTATTTGCTTCAAAGTCAGAAATGTTGAATTACGAATTTTCTAACTCAATAAAACCAAGCGATAGTTGTATACATATGGTTGAATGTGCACCTAACCAGAATGTATTAAATGATTTATATACATTACGTGGTATTCAACCAGGTGGTACAGATGCCAGATTATTTAATCTTGGTAGATTTTCTATTGCTACTGTTGGTTTCCAAGCCGCAAATGTAAATATTGGTGAGCTTCATGTAACTTATCAAGTAAGGTTACTTAAGCCTAAACTATATGCTACTCTTGGTAACATGAATGATTTTGCGCTTTTGACTGGATCCAATTATACCAATGCGAATCCTATTCCTACAGGAATGATATTATCTGGTTCCAGTAATTTCGTACCTGTAATTTTATCTGGAACTGTAACATTACCGGGATCTGCTGTTATCAAAACCTATCGTATAGAAGTGTTTTGGTCTGGAACTGTAGGTGCTGGTCTTACTGCACCTAATTTAACAGTTGCTAATTGTACACTTGGTAGTAGTGGTTTTACACCTCAAAATGCTGTTGTTACTGAAAAAGTTACTTGTTATTTTTCAATTACTACTTTAGGTAATTCGAAAACGTGTTCTTTTTCTTTTGATGGATCTGGTACTTTACCTGCAGGTACGACTGCTATTGGTATTAGAATCATGCAAGTCCCACAAGGATCATTTGCTTAATAATGTTTTAAATAAAATCTTATTAATATATAGAAATGCCAAAAACTGCTTTAAAGAAAAGGGAACCAACAGGAACCTGTTGTGTATTTGATGTAACAAGTTTTGATGTACCTACTCATAATGTGTCAATGATACGAAAGACATTGAATGAAATATGTAAAGCATATTGTTTTCAGCTTGAACGTGGTGATGAAGCTGGAACATTACATTATCAGATGCGATTTAGTCTTAAAGGTAAGACTAGATTATTAACTCTCGTAAAGAAGTTACGTTTGATGGGTTGGAGTAAGTTCAACGCTTCAGTAACTTCTTCCGAGAATCGTACTAATATGTTTTATGTAACAAAGGAAGAAACGCGAGTGGAAGGTCCTTTTACAGATCAAAACGATATTTATATACCACGCCATATAAGAGAAATCCTAGAGTTATATTTATGGCAACAAGAAATGTCGGAGATATTGTCTAAATATGATCCGAGAGCTATAGATGTAATCTTTGATCCTTATGGAAATATAGGGAAAAGTACATTTATAGGATATATGTGTTTATATCATGGCGCACAAGAATTGCCATTATTGCATGATCATAAGGATCTTATGAGAATGGCCTATGATGTAGGTCCAAAGGAAATATATTTACTTGATCTACCTAGAGCATGTGATAAAAAGAGACTGACAAGTATCTTCACAGCTATAGAAACACTTAAAAGTGGCTATTGTTTTGATGATAGATA